TCTCCATTAGCAATAACTATGGGAGAAGTAGGTCCTGCTGAGACTGTTTGTATAGTTGCAGTATTATAAGAATCACCCCCAAAATGGAAAGTACCTTGAGACCAGCCACTAGAAGGAGCTGTCAAATTGATCCGAACTAAATCACCAGCAGTTAAAGATAGAGTGCCTGTTGCGCTTTTTGTAACATTACTAGTAGTTAAAGATTCAGACTCTGTGAGCACCCCATTAACAGAAATAGCTACTGTACCAGTTAAACTAGCGTTTTGCACGTAGTAACTAAAAAGATAGTTATAAGTGCCTGTCTGATTAACTTCAAAGGTTCCGTCAAACCTGCCCGCAGCACCATTGTCTCCCCACCGAGTGGTTGAGAAAACCCTACCAAGTGTGTTTATTTGAGGAGCAACAGAACCAAACCGAGGAAGAAGATTTGCTCTTGCGCAATAATTAGTAGTGATACTTAGATCAGAAGCTGTAGCTGTGCCTAAAACAGTGGTAGAACCTGTACCCGTGGTATTCAATCCTAGCTCAACAGAATCTCCATCGGTATTATTGTTAGTAATTGTGAGAGTATAAGGGGGACCCGCACTTACAGTTACATCAATACCAAGACCAAATAGATTTGTTGTGGTTCCTGTGCCTGAAACTTGTTGATAAATTACACCTGCAACTTGTAGCTGATAACCGTTAGTTGTATAACCATATGTTCCTGATTGCGGTAATTCTAATTCTCTCCAGTCTATTTGACCATCAGATAAAACAGGCTGATTATAATTAGAAGGAACTTTAACTAGAAGTCCTTTAACTAAAGAACTCATCTGAGGCACCCCACCCTGGTGTTCATTTACAGCTTTTAAAGCATAACCAACTAAACCCGTGCGAGGAAAAGTTTGTGGAGTGTTTTCAACCTCAAACCAACCTACGGCTTGAACTTGTGATTGAACTTTAGAGTCATTAGACTCATCAGTAGTCTTTTCAACAGTAAATCTATACCCGTCATCAGATCGACTAATTTCTGGTATCTCAAAGTTTACAATTCTTTTGTAGGGAGTAGTGGTTTTACCATTAATCTCAACCTCTTTACTTCCAATTTCTGTAGCTCCAGTACTATCAAAAAAAGTAACCTTTACTTTTACAGAATGAGGTTTTATATTTCCTCGATCATCCTGCTTTTGTAGAACTTGTACGATAAGAATGATGTTTACTTCATCCCAAGCCCTAGCACTAGTTTCTTGTAAAAACACTCTAGCTTGAGGAATACCGTCGATATTACCTTTTTTAAGTGTAACTGGTGATGCAAACTGTTGAGGGACTACTGTTTGTTGACCAAACTTTCTTAGAACTGCTTGAGTTACTGTTCCTGTACGTGATAGAGTTTTGAAAAAGTCTGTATTCTCTCCACCATCTCCATCTATATTTAATAAGTCGTTAATAGAGTTTTCACTAATTTCTATGTCTTGTGGGCCGTTAGGGTTAATACGGTATAGAGGCCCTTCTCCAAGAGCAGTTAAAAGAAATAGAATATCAGTTGAAAAAAGACTATTAGGTTCTTCTGAGGGGCTACCGCCTCCACCACCACCGCCAAAAGCTCCCTTAATTACGGGAACTTTAACATTGTTATGTTCAGTAAAATACCTTCTCATGTCTCAAACCTTGAAGCGACTGTAATAGTATCACTCTTTCCGTGGTCAACTGTATCTAAATAACCACTTATTAGTTGTCCAGCTACACGATGCATACCATAAATCAAAGGAATAGGAGTACCGCTGTTAACTGTATTCTGTAAACCGCCAAACATATCATTTTGTCTAATATTTTGATCAGTTTCTTTAATTTTTTCACGTTTTGTAAATAAAGAGGTAACTAAAGCTAGTCCTATATTCACACCTAAAGTGGAAGCGAAGCCACCACCAAATATACCAGCAGACCCACCTGCTGCGGCAGCACCTCCAGCGCCTCCAGCTGCAAAACCAAACCCACCTGTTGCTACTCCTAGTGCTGCGACAGCTAATAATGTTGTAGTACGTTTTCCACCCCCACCTACAATCGCAGGGACTACATAAAAAACATCATCTTGTTTTATTTTTTTAATATATAAATCTTCTTCTTCAACTACTTTCAAAGTTTTATCAAGTAACGAATAACCTTCTTGACACTCTCCTGTGTGGATAGAGTTAGCATAGTTTCTGAATTTAGGGTGCATAGAACCAAGATAAAAAGGTAAGTCTCCATACCTAGTTAAATCAGCCGTATATTCTGACTGAGAGAATATGTTTTTGTAAGCAGAATGGATTTTTATTTTTGTAAGCAATGACGCTCCTCAAAATCATCAAAAATTAATGTATCTAATTTATCATCATACCAGTATATGTAAAATTTATTATTGAATCCAACTAAAAATTTATACTCTTGGAATGCTGCTCCTACTTTATCTTCTTCACTTGGAATAGGATTTTCTTGCCCAGGATGAGAGTGAAAAACTCCCCAAATATTACCATCATGCTTTACTAAAGCAGCAGGATCTAAATAAAAAGTTTCTTTCGGTAAATCACTAATGTTTTTACAAGGGATATAATCAAAATCTTTAGTTATAATACCAACTGCTTCGAGAGGGTAATCTCTCAGAGCATGATTATTCATATTTTCTTTTAACTTACTAAACTTTTCCATCTAACCTTCTTTATTGTATATTGTCTAAAATATTTATGATAGTCATATATAGCACTATCTCTATTCTCAATCATTTGGAGTATTTTATTATTACCTACATACATAGCAACATGGTTTACAACATTAGTTGCTCCTAAACACATTAGTATAAGATCATAAGGTTGTAGTGTAACAACCTCTACCCAATCCCCATTTTTTGATCCATTTAAAAAATGTTGCTCATGAGTTTTAGTAAACCACTGGTCATCAACCATTTTTAAAAAGTCGCTTGAAGTATAGGGTATTGATATACCCGCCTGTTCTTTAAAAACATAACATAACAAAGTAAAGCAGTCCATACCTGTAGTTGGGTCTGTACCAAAAAGTTTATAAGGGATGTCTGTATATTTATTAAACCATTGATTCATGGCGATATATGGCGCATATACGCTTTACCCAATAATCAGATAAAGTTTCTATACGTGAGACCCCTCTCTCTTCAATGTGCAACATTTGAGTTGGCTTTAAAAATAAACCAAAGTGTATAACTAAATTTGAATTCAGCGACTTAAAAGCTATTACATCATAGTTTTCAGCGTCTGTCAATTTAACTTTTACAGCACATGTTGAAGCCCATCTGTCTATATGTTCAGTAGAAAAATGCTTTAACCAAGCTCTTGAGTGGGGGTAGGGAGGTAAGGGAAATTCTATATTAAGCTCGTTTTTGTAAAATAAACGTATTAACTCAATACAATCAATTACTCCATATTCGTGTTTTAATCCTAAATATTTTTGTACCATTCAGCTAACTCTGGGAAAACGCTTTCAAAAGACTCATTTCTATATAGGTCAGATCTTTGGTTAAATAATTTAAATTTTTCGCTCAAGTGCGAGTCGTCTCGTGACATCATATGTTTTAAAGAATCAATAATAGAGTTAATTTCATGAGAAGATAGCTTTTGATTATTATTAAGATAAACTTTGTAGTTAGATAAAATTTTTCTTTTTATTTCTTTTGAGAAAATAGTTGTTGAATGAAAGTCCCTATTTTCACAGTTAGTTATGCTAAAGGTTTTATTTATACTTTTGATCCACTTAATTAACTCAATATTACTAGTTATTGAGTAGACGCTACTCACAAGAGAAAACGTGCTAATATATTTTAAAAACTTTTCAGAGTTACTTTTAAAAAGGTTCATACTTAAACCTTTTCTTCCGTACTCAGCTCTTTTTTCAAAACCCTCTATACTAGGCCATAGCTCTACGTTTTTAAAGTAAGACCATAAATATTCTAAATCATATCCCTTAAAAGTACCTTGATAAGATAAGTTAGTATTATATGATAATTTTACGTCTTTTGCTAGGCCAGAATTCACAAATAATTCTAACATCTTATAGTGACCTTCTTGTACAAAAGGCTCTCCCCCAGCAAAATATAAAACCTTTATATATTTTTTAATTTTTTCTAAATCTTCCCAAAACAAGTCATTGTCTGTCCAATAATCATAATGATTTGGAGAATCTGTAGATAAAACTTTATGATATTTTTCTTCTTTTGACCAAGAGGAAGACGCATAAGATCCACACATTCTACAACTAAAGTTACAAAGATTTCCAAAACGAAAATCTAAATAAATTGGGGGACTGTCTAAACTACCGTCTATATTTGTTTTGGTGTATAGATGAGAGTAGTTAGAATAAAGAGAGTTCATTCTTTTTCTGTGACTCTCTATTCCGTTATTTTCCCAATTATAGCACACAGCACATGGGGTAGGTTTTTGATTATTTAACATACCCAAACGAAGACTTTTCATGTACGAAGAATTAAAAGCTTGTAAAGGAGACATACCTTTACCAAAAAAACTGTCTTTACTAGCCAAGGTAAAACAGCAAGGAGCATAATTACCCTCAAGATCTCCGTGTTGATGGATCCAAGGTAATATACAAATTGAGTTATTACCCTCTTGGGATTGTGCGTCCTGTGCCAGGAAAACCTCCAAAGTGAAGTTGGTTGTTACGAAGGGTGCAGGCTAATAAAGATTTGGAGCAAACGTCGCCTGACGAATCTGCTGCAACCTGATTATTAGCAGCTATAGGATTAGAATTAGCTGTCAATACGGGAGAGGATCCGGGAATAGGATCGCTACCAGGACCTGGGTATTGACACTCAGGACCTTTATAAACCCACTGACAGGTATTTTTATAAAATTTGCGCTTAGGTGTGACTAACTTAAAATACTGAAGCCATGAAATTAAATTAAAAGTAGCTACATCATCACTTAGTTTTTCAAGTTGATCAATTTTAAATTTGTCTTCTACATAAGATTCAGAATCAGCCAATGGATTAACAATGTATAATGCTTCTCCAATAGGTAGATCAGCTTCTAAATCATTGCTTAGAAATAGAAAAGAATTTCTTTCAATTGATTGAATTGTTCCCTCAATAGTCCCTGAGCGAGCTCTAACATTATCACCTACTCTGTATGGTAGAGTATTATAAACCTCAATTACGTTACTACTTACTGATTGAATACTACTATACTCAGGCCAGTAGTCTAAGAAATTAGCAAAAGTAGTTTTTATTTCTACAACGCCTCCTAATAAATCCCTGGTATCTTGTTTTTGCTCTGTCCAAGTGCCCCCAACAGCAAGAGTTTGTGTTCTATCAAAAGATGCATTAGAGCGCCCATAATATCCTACTATGTCTGCATCGTAATTCAATCCGTCTGGGTTGCTTGTTGTTCCAACAACTGTTCTTGGATCGATACCATTTACTAGCTCACCATTAACAGTCGCAGTTACAGAATTTGAAGAGTTATTTCCTGCTAAAAAAGGGTCTTCTATTAATCTGGTAATTATATTATCTACATTGAAAACATCTAAAGTTATTTCATCTACTGAGCCTTCAGATCCTTGACCTAATTTAGAAGCATTAACAGGAAAAGGAATATAAGAAGTGCCACCATAAGACACGTTATAAGATAAATCAGAAGTTAAATCACCTACAACTTCTGCAAAACGAATTGGAAAATCATTAGGCCAAGCTTTGCCTGTTCCCTGACCTGTTGGATTACCCGCATCATTAGGAGGATACCATTCTCCAGGATAATATATAGTATAGAGTCTTACAATAGGATTTTGAGAAAAAGAATTTTTCTCTGCTTTAAAAGCGCTAGGAGTTATAGAAGAAATAGTTGCAATTGCAGTAGTGGAGTTAGCTGATATAACATTACTTACAAAATTAGAAGTAGAGAGTAGACCATCACCTCCTGATCCTGTAGCTAAAGTAAGGGTATTGGAATGCACTAACTCTGAAGAAGAGAATTCTTGTTGTATATTATTAAGCTTTACCTTAAGCTCGTTAGTAGTTAAGTTTACGTTTGCGATAATACCAGAAGTAGCAGTAGTGTTACCAACAAGCACGTTAGTAGCAACAAACCCAGAAGCGTCATCAACACTTAATATTACATCGTAAGAGCGGGCACTCATTAGTCAAATACCTCTTGTAAATTAAAAGATACCGCATAAAAATTATCTATCAATCTTGAACCTGTAGAGTAAGTTTGCTCAATTGATAGAGAACCTTGGAATCTTGTAGTAATTGTACCAGTTTCATTGATGTGCGACAAGTCAAAACTAAAAGATTCAAATTCTCCGCTTCTTGCGTTATAAAAATTCTCAATAGCTGTTTTTTCAACACCTGTAATTGATGTGTATTTTATGTCGTAAGAACGTTTTGATCTTCTAGACCTCAAACGACGTTTCTCATAACCAGCTTGTGAGGCAAAAGTATTAACATCAAAAGCACGTTGAGACGATATGCCTTTATCAGGCTTTCTATCAGCCATTGAGGTAAAACGATCATTAGTTTCTACCGCTGCTGTAAAAGATCTAATAGTAAGAGTGTCAGCAGATGTTTCAGACCCAAGTGGGGCTCCAGATTGAACTGTGAGCGCATTAGAAGAAGTAATAGGTTGAATAGAGTCAGTTCTATATCTCGCTACATGAGCCAAACGAGCAAAAGATATGTCTCCATTAAAAAACTCTCCTGTTGTGGTGGTGTTTGAGTTAGCTCCTATAGACACATTCCCGGCAGTAGCAGTTGCTGCTACATAGGTTTTATGAGCAACTTTTACATTGTTTACATATAGTTTTATATTATCTGTTGTTGCGTCATACGACACTGCTACGTGGTAATTAGATCCCCCATTCGCATTACCCCCATAAATCTCTGTTACTCCGCCTAAGCGATTTATCACAAATCCTACATTAGAGTTAGCACCTACTAAACGAAGGTTATAGTTATTAGTTGCATCGCCATGACGAGCAAATAGTGTTTGGTTAGCAGCCATAGAAGTGCCCGTGTCGGGACGAACCCACATATCAAGAGTAAAAGAACGGTCATTTACATTAAAATCATCGCTTGATGGTATTTGTAGATAATCATCTGTTCCGTCTAGAGTGACAAACTTGTCTGCGCCATACGTTGCATAGGCAGCTGAACCACCAACAAAAGTTACAGTATGAGCTGTATCTGATTCGTCAGTTAAGTTATCATAGAAATTTGTTAAGAGTTTTGTAGCTACATTATCAGAAATATCAATCCCATTTATTCCTAAAGTAACTGATGGGTAGGTATAAGAATCAGGATTTTGATACACGCCAGATAAGTATACTTGTAAGTCACTTGACGATACAATATTTGCCGAACCAGGAAGTGCAAAAGAAGTTTGGTGAGCGTTAATTACATAAGAATTACCGTTTATAACTGTTGCTGCAGAGTTTGAAAACTCAGCTGCTAAAGATGAATAGGTAGATCTTAGCTGTTTAAGTACTGGGGGTACGGAGACAGTTTGTAGCGTTAAGTTTGAAGCATTAGGTACAGCAAGAAAGCTAGCTGTTGCTCCTGCGTTTGAAATAGTATACGCAGTGGTTTGTTGTAAAACACCATCTATAAAAGCAGCTACTTCACCTACATGCGCTACAGCAGTAGCTAAGTTAAATTCAGTTGCAATAGGTCCTGTTGAACTATAGGTTACAGTACTAGTGACTGGAAAAGCTGTAATAGGAGCGGTTGCATCGGTTGGATAAGTTGCCATTCTTTATTTCCTTAAAGACTTCTTGATCGGGCCATTATTACGTAAGTCACGAGTAATCATATCGATAATAATTTTATCACCCTGTATTCGTGGAGCAGCTGCTTGTACGTTCTTTGGCGCACCTTCATTGTTTAGATTAACCTGAATGTTTGGTGGTGTCAAGTTTTTTCCGGTCGCATTCATCTGATTAAGAGCTGCACCACCAATTGCTTTTGCTGATGGACGACGAATTACAAATTCACCAGGCTCTAAAAGTGCTGGGACGCGGTCACGAGACTGAACAGCGCCGCCTGCAGCCATTTTACGAACGATACCTCCTGATGCGAAAGATGGATCATAATCACCACCGTCTGAGAAATCATTAGTTGACCCAGCAGTACCACCAAAACCGCCACTATAACCACCGCCGGTTTTGCCACCGCCACCGCCTATGCTAAAATCATCATTAAAATTAAATGAGTCAGAAAAGCTACTGAATCCAGTATCGTAAGAAGCAAAAGATTTTGCTGTATTAAGACTTCCAGAAAAAGAACCACCAGAAGGAATTGTAATACCGAATCCGGAGGCGTTTTGGTAAGCACCAGACAGAGCCAATTGACTGGCTTGAGTAGGACTTAAAGCTCTACCTCCACCTAAACCAGGAGCATAATTTCCTCTACCCTCTGGGGTCATTGCGTTATACTCTGCAACAGTCAAAGCTGATTGGCGACCTGGAGCTTCAAAATTTGCTGTGATAAAGTCCTGCATGCTTGAAAACTCTACTGGAGAACCTGCAGCTCTAAATCCTTTTGAACCTGCCATGTTTGCAGCGATATCGCTATTAACACCAAGTTTATCAAGAGCAAAAGGATCTATACCAGAAACCACTCCTGTTTCATCAGCTCTCATAAAGTTACCTGAACTAGTTACATCACCAGCTTTAAAACCTTTATAGCCTGTAGCCATCTGTCCTGTTCTTCGATTAACCTCTAATCTAGCTTTACCTTGTTGATTAGTAGGTATGCTAGGGTCTTTTGAGAATAAAGTGGGGATATCAAGACCTAATAGTGCGCCTATAATAGAAATAGGAATACCTCTTCTGCCATCAGCTCCTAACACATCAGCTAGATTACCTTTTGGATCAAAACTTTCTTTTGATTCAACAATACCCATTGCTACAGTCATGGCATCATCTACGCTTAGTTTATTATTCTCCATTAAGCTATTTGCTAGTTCAGACAAGCCAGGTGTCATCGGATCCACACCTTTACTTACAGGAGCACTAGCTGAACCAACTTTAGCTCCAAAATCAAAGAAACTAGTATTCTGTTTCAACATATTTTGAACAGTATCTAAAGCATTTGAAGGTGTTGCAGGAGTTGATATAGATGGTGCACCTTGCATTCTCATACTATTTATCACATTATCAGAGAAACTAAAGGCTCCGCCAACACTTTTAGATCTGTTTGCTTCCTCTTGTGCAACAGATCTAGCCTGAGTTGGTGAAAGGCCCTTTGCTTCTAGCTCCATCGCCCTAGCGACGCTATAAGTAGCATTGCCTTGCATAACTTGACCACCACTTTGAAGTTGCTGGGGAGCAGCATTCATACGCATCATGGTGCCTAAACCAGCTTGTTTAACAGCTTCTTTACGCATCACAAACTCGCCTGGCTCTAGCATTGCAGGTACTCTATCGCGTTTCATACCGCCGCCAGCCATATGGACACGACCGCCTTGAGCTGCAGACATTACTGGAGCTCCTACATTACCTGCAACTACAGCGGCAGGATTTATACCTCCACCAAATAGACTACCAACACTACCTGCAATAACATCAGTTAAAGGATCGACAATGGTTTTTCTGAATACAGCTTGTTGAATCTCACGAAGCATATTTCTAACCATATCTTTAAACGTATTTGCAACCATGCCCATAGTAATTGAACCGTCAATTAAAGCATCATTGAGTTTCATAAACGCACCAGTAAAGCTCTCTTTAACAATAGATTGTGACTGATCTAAAGCTTGACCTAAACGATCTTCAGAGCGTGCAAGAGTATCAACACGTTGATTAAGTGTTTCTAGAGTTTTGATGCGTTGTTGATCAAGTTCTTCAATCTTTTGAGTAGCTTGAGCACGAAGTTCAAGTTCTTGAAGAGGGAGTCCTTCAAGTTTAGTTTCTTGCAGTTTAATTTCTGCAGCTAACTCTTGTGCCTTGCCTGCAAGAGTAGTAGAAAGGATATCACGTTCAATAATACGAAGCTTTTGTTGGTTTTCAATCTGACCTGTAATACCGCTCTGTCTTAAGTTATTAAGATTGCTTTCTCCTTGTGCTTGATCAGTGATTCCTTTTCTCTGAAGTTTAAATATCTCACCCTGCTTATTGATATTGCCTTGTGTACTAGTAATAGCTTCTAGTAATGCGTCAGATGTTTGTTGTGGGATCTTTACAAGATTATCTTTAAAAGCAGCACTTGCATCAGCTCCCTGCGCTACTCCTAGAATTTCAGCAACAGCTTGTACAAAAGGAGATTTATCACCTGTAGCTGAAACAAAAGTATTTACAGTCTCAGTAAATGATTGATACCCTTTGAGTTGTGCAAGAGTTAACTGAGATTGTTGATTAAATATATTTTCGTCTGCTTGGCTTGCTGTAAGTTGAGCATCGGCACGAGCTAACACAATCTGTCTTTCACGCTCTAGTTGAGCTTTTTGATCAGTTAGTTTTTGTGTTTCTAAAGCAGACTGTCTATCAAACAGAGCAAGTTGATCTTTGTTGAATTGAGCAAGAGCACTTTTTTCATCGTTTAACCGATTGAGACGCTCTTTCTCTATTCCTTTTTGGGTTTCGAGCTGTTGCAGAGAGTCTGCTAGTTCTGATTCAATTAAAGATTTTTGCTCTGCAAAACGCTCATCTGCAAATTGACGCTCTAACTCTATTAATTCACGTTTTTTAGCATTGATAGCAGTTTGATCTTTAAAACTCTTTTCATTAAGAATAGCTAACTGATTCTCTAAAATACCTTGGTTTAAACCACGCGCTGCTTCGTTGGCGTTCGCACCAGTTTGACGACCTATCTGAGCTATTTTAAGTCGTGTTGCATCGTTTGCAGCTTGAGCTTTAGCTAACTTCTCAGCTGCGTCAAGTTCTTTTTGTACTAAATCAAAGGTTAACTGACGAAGTTCTAAAGCTTTTTCTTCTTGATTAAATCTAGCTTGTGCTGCATCTCTTAGTTGTTTTTCAGTCTCAACAGCGGAAGCATTGTCGCGTTGAAGTTTTTGAATTGCTTGTTGATCTTTTAGACTTTGAAGTTGCTTATCAAGCTGTTGTGCTTTAACTTTTTCTGCTTGAACTACTTTTTGAGCAGTTTGATAGTACTCAATGATAGAACCAGCAGCTGCTTTAACTGCGAGATTAAAATTCTGCGCTCTCTCGGCAATGATTGAATCTAACTTAACACCTTCTTTCTGGTTTTTAACTTGAACTGCAAATTTTTCATTAGTTTGTATTATAGAGGTTAAAAACTCTGCTTGGTTCTTTTTTGCTTGTTCAGTGTTTTCTGCTAAATTACCAGATAAGTCTATTACGCCTTTAAAAGGAGCCGTATCAAGTGCTGTAAAGGCGCTACTAAAAGCTTTTGCTATACCTTTTGATACGGTTTCGAGGGCTTTGAGTTCTCTTTGTAAATCTCTTAATTTTTCAACTTCTTCACGAAGTTTTTCAACATCACGAATAGCCCCCGGACCAGGAGCAATACCACTAACACCGCCTTTTTGTTGAATCTCTAAGATTTGAGAGCTTAGTCCAGCAATTTTTGCGGAAAGCTTGTCAGAGTTAAGAGCACCTGCTGAAAATGCTTCATTAGTTTCTTTTAAAACAGAATTAAATATAATTTGTGCATCAACGGCCTCTTGTTGCGATTTAGGTAGGTCTGTGCTTGTAAATTTACCATTAACTTTATCAAGTTCTACGCCTGCAATGAACAGTTTACCATTTAGTTGTTCTACCCCAAGAGCTCCTGCCCTAAAACTGTCTGCTACCTTGTCTCCAGCTAACCCTGTGCTTCTTTGAAGTTCTCCAGCTAACCCAGTTAACTCTGCTGAAAAAAGACCAATACGTTTAATAATTGCTTCTACAACTTGAATTCTTACTTTTGCAGATTCTACATCTTCGGCGTCGTTGGCTTTCCTTGCATTAGCAAGTGCGTCTTCCGCGCGTCCAAGTTCTTGTCGTGCCATTAGTTCTCTCTCAATTTGTATGGTACTATCAAAACCAACTTCTTGCTTATTACCTAATGACTGCTGTGCGCTATATTCAATCTCGGCACTAATCTTTCTAATTTTTTCAGGTATCGACTCTAAAACTTTTTCGTCTACAGTAATTCTTTTAATAGCGTCACTAAGAGCAGTGCCTCCACCAGCTGCTGCAACTGTTAGTCCAACTAGTCCATTTTTGAGATCTGCTGTTCTTTGCGATAAATCTTTAAAAGCATCCGAGAGCATCCCAATTAAATCAACATCAAAAATAGAACCTATCAACTGAGCTGCTCCAAAAGCGAGAAAGGCAACGTTAAGAACTTGTCCAGCAATAGCCGCCGCCTCTGCAATACCCTTTATAGCTGTTTGTAGTTTTACAGAGGCTGCTGTTAAAAATTTAGCCTTTGTTCCTGCTTGTGTTTCTGCTGCCGCATAAGTTTTTAGAATTTTACCAGCATCATTATAGGCGTCAGAATTTTGTCTACCAGCAGCTGCAAGATTTTGTTGAGCCTTAGTAAGTACTTGGGTATCCAGAGAACGTTGTCTAGTATCTATATCTTCACCGCTCAAAAATCTACGACGTGCTCCTGCTGCATCAGAGGATAATTTTCTCGTTAAACCTTGTGTAAAAGAAGCATCTCCTCCTAATCCCCTTTTATTCTTAGCTACCTCAGCTGCTAATTCTTTTTGTCCTTTGATAATAGTGTCTGTAGCACCTTTTGCTTTTGCTGCGGAATCAGCAAATTTTGCTGCAAAATCTGATATATTGTTAATACCATTTTTAGCAAAGTTACCTACAATCTCTGTAGCTTTTCCAAAAACTAAAGCAAGGATTCCACCAAATAGCAACAGAGTATTACCGACATTATTTTTAAAGAAATTAACCAAAGGAAGTAAAGCATTTGAAATAAACTGACCAAATTGAAGTCCTAATTCTTGTATCTGTGTTTGAAGTTGTTCAAGAGATTTTTGGGTAGATTTAGAGGTAGTGTCGATTGCGCTAAATTTACGCTCACCTTCAGTAATCACAGCATTCACAAAGGCTTGACGACGCTCAAAATCTGTTAGAGTTGAAGCAGCTACACCTAGCCTTTGAGCATACTTATTAACTGCAGGATCGATACGAGTAAAGATACCCAATTCGTCTAAGAGTTCTGGTTCTAGTTTTGCCGCACCACGAACGACACGTTGAAGTGCGTCTGTAAGGTTACGACCAAGAGCACGAGAAGCTCCAAGTGAGACTTTAGTTAGTCGAGAAATTTGTTCAGTATTAAAACCAGCAGAAAGTGCGATGTTGATATTCTGCGCGGCTTCTGAAAGCTCAATCTGACCCTGTGTAATAGCTTTTACTTCTTTGAGAATTTTAGGTCCAGATTGACCGATTTCAAGCGCAAGAGCTTTTGTACCTGCAATAATAGTTTCAGCACGAGCAGCTTTATTAAGAGCATCAAACGCTGCTTGTAAAGCAAAAACGGTGGCCGCTGCACCCGCATAGGCTGCAACTAGACCACCGAGTCCTGATGCTTGGGCTGCAAACTGACGACCAGAAGCAGCAGATGCTTGACCCAAACGGGTTTGGGCACGACCAACACGTTCAGTAGCTTTTCCTACCTGATCAAGTTGGCCCGCAACTCCTTTGGCTCCTGTGGAGGAAACCTTAAGTTTTGCAGTTGAAATAGTACCAGCCAATTACCTTCCTCTACTCGCTTTTCCTAGCGATTCTTTCTCTTTTTGCTTGTGAGCATAGTAGTCACCGAGTTCTTTTTCTGCAACTTGAAGAAGATCAAAAACATCTCTTGGTTTATCTATCTCATAGATTCGTAAAATAGCGTCAAGACCTGCATAATCTTTACCTAGCCAAGTGCCACTCATACCTTCCCATTTATCTGGTAAAACATTTAAAACGAGAAGTGCTTGTTGAACTTCGTAAGCTAAAGTAGAAGGTTCTTTAGGCATTTGACTTTCGTCAATCTCCCAACCCATCTGTTCGCACATATCAATGTACTGATCTTGACTCATACCTCCGGCAAATAAAGAATTGCGAAGGTAGTCAGTTAGTTTTTTACGTTTTCATCAGCCTTCTTTTTTGAAAACTGTTCAAAATCGTTCATAGCGTCTGTTACAAATTGATCAAATATTGATGAAGATTTAAGTAACTCTACAGCTTCTTCTTCACTATACTCGATTTCATCATTGGCGTCCATTCCAGAAATATCAACAGGAAGAAGAACAGGAAGAGACTTTACTTTTAAGCCTTTCCACCCAACGATAGCTTTTTCAGCATAATTCTCAAGAAATCGATCATTATCGATCTCTTCTTCACGCTGTCGTGTACGTTTATTAAATTTATAAGTCAAAGAAGCGTTGCGCACTTTCATTAGGTCTTCGCGATTCAAAAAGCGAATATTGACTTCAAAACCATCAATATCTGGGAAATCTACCCAGGTACTGGTTTCTTTTGCAACTAGATTTTTAATTTTACTCATAGTATCCCCTCGTAAAAAAACGAGTGCCTATCACGAATCTGCTAGTCAAAGGTGAGGGGAGACCTTGATTTGCAAGTGATAGGCACTCTTCTGGTAAAAAACATTAATTATCCCCTCAGATATGTTTTAATTATTTAGCAGCGAAGATTGTTACTTCACCTCCGTCACCTTTGTTTGCTGTTGTTTCTTGAGCAACAAAGTTAACGGTCATTGAGATCACATCCTCAACACCAATGGTTGGGAATTCAAACTGAACTGCATCAAGCTGGAAAGCTACGTAAGGAGCTGTTGCTCCACCAATGATTAAGTTAGCGTTTGAAGTTTGTGCAGAAGCTGTACGTGAATCTTCAGAGATGTTACGTAAGAAGCCCGCTGATTCCAGATCTCCAGAACGAAGATACATGGTAGCAGAACCTGTGACTGCACGAGAACCCGTAAACTGACCAATAGGCTCGTTAAGAGCAGCCAATTCTTCTGGTGTAAGATATGTGATATTATTATTGTAATCAAAGCTTAGTGCGGTAACTGGGAAGACGAACTTCTCATCAGATGCACCAGCAGAAGCTTGATGATGGAATTCAATCGCGCTAAGACGATTCTTAATGAATGAGTTAGTTGCAATAGAACCTGCTACATTCATTTGATTGAATGGGTGGTAAGCAGCTGTAACTGTAGCTTCTGAAGCATTAGAGTTAGCTGTTACTGAAGAACCGCTGTTAAGAACACCACCGAATACTGAAATTGCATTATCACGTGGTGTTCCAGTGAGTTCTTTCATTGTTGTTCCAAAACCGCTCCAAGTTGAGGTAGCAATTTCTTCAATACCAGCATCAACAGTTACACCATTGACTGTAGAATTTGATACCTGATAAACTACGTTATCAAGTTTGAAGTAGAGGTGGTTTTCTTGTGCAGTTGAAAAGTTAGTACGTGTTGAATGCGACCCTGTTCCGGCGGCAACAGTAGTTGTTTGAAGTTTTCCACCAGTTGCCCAAACAGACTGTTCAGCAACTCCATCAGCAGGAGCTGTGTTAGAAGCAAGTGACTGCCACATAAACCAATCAGCAACAGGTTTTACGTTACCTGTTTGCGTAGTACCTGCACCTGAAGTATCAGCTGCAGCACCAGTTTGAACTCCTGTAGGGCGTAGATATACTTGAAAGTTCCAGTCTACAGGGTTGATAGCAGTATTAAAACGCTGCTGCGAGCGGTCTGGAGTAGTTCCAGATTCGAGGCTAGTAATGTCCTGAGTTGCTGCTGAAGAAGTCATTGCAAAGCCTGCAAGCA